ACCTCCTTGGCCGGATACACGCCACAGGAGAGGACTAGCTGGTCATCTGCCTTACGTCGGGCCTCTTTCGAGGACTGAAAGGCGTCAATCTCGGCAGGGGTCGGAATACGGAGCACTACCAGGCCTTGCTTGGTCTGCTTCGCAATGAGCTTCTGATCCGGGTGCTGTGCCTGCAAGTCTGCAAGCACGGTTTCTTGTGGTGTCATAGCGTCTCCCTCAAGACGTGGCTGTTAGGCCGGGTATAGTTAGAGCGTAATGAGCAGGTTCAGATAGGCAGCCGTTACGTTCAGGAAATCATCGTTAGGCAGGATGCCGTTTCGGACGATGTAGATCGGCTGCAAATCGAAGTTAACCGTGAGCGCGGTTCCGCCCTTCCGGTGGTCCGAGGAGTCAGACTTGATGCGGCAGCCGTAGAGCATGTCATTGACCAGCGTGCCGTTTCCGAGGTTGTAACTCACAAGGATGTTGAAAAGCTGAGTCATGTATCCCTCACCGGCCAAGCTGATGGCTCCAATGAGGTTGCTGTATTCGGGCAAATACATGGAGCAGGAGGCCGAAGGGGTCTGCTGTCCTGCGGTCTGGCCAATACCCATCTGAGCGGCACCGTGAACCAGTTCCCCGTTGGAGTCGGTCTTATAGGACAGAGAGTCAAACCCGATGATCGGAACCGGGATCGGGGTATTAGTGCCGTTGAAGGACAGGGCCATCTTGGCAAAGTCAGGACGAACGCCATTGATGAGCGGATAAACTAGAGCTGGCATGATTGGTTATTCCTCTTCAATAATTAGATCGTGAAGCCGATGGAGGCGTTAATCTGACGGAAGTAACCGAAGGGCAGGATGGAGATGGTTACCGGTTCAACGCCACCATTGCTGAGGATGTTGGTCGTAGTGGAGGCCGAGACAGACACAGACTGGAAATTGCCAGTGCAGTTGGACTGAATCTGACCCTGTACGTTTGCATTGATCTGAGCGGCGGACTGAGGGCTCAGGGTTCCCTTGCCAGGGACCGTGTTGACAGTCGTGTTGACGTAGGGGAGGAGAGCGGCACGGCCGAACTTGGCTGCCTTATCGATCACTCTCCGGTTCTCAATCGAGTAGTAGTCAGATCCGGGAGCTGCGAGGGTCAGACCCTCGGCGCAGTAGACGCCAACCAGGCCGTGGTAGGTCGTCGAGACCATGCCCCGGTTCGAGTTGAAGACCGTAGCGTCAGCAAGCGGCGTAGTCGTGGAAGTGACGTTGGAGAGCGCACCGTCCGAGACAGCGCCGGGGTCCTGCTGAACAGGGTCAGCGGCGAGGCGTGCGATGTGGCCAATGCCTGCGTTGCGTAGGTCGGTCTGTCCTGTGAGGGGCGAGACGATGTAGTCCGCTCCACAGGAGAGGGCCACGCGCTCCAGGTCCAGAGAGCCGGTAGCCGCGATGAAGGCAGACGTAGAGCTGCCAGAGGTGCTGCCAGCCCCCGAGGACGGCAGGGCAGGCCCGCAGACCACGGCCGACTGGAAGACCCACGTAGGGGCCTGAGCCTGACTGAGGAGGTCTGCGTTGATGGAGGAGGCCAGAGAGCCAGCCACAGCGAAGGAAGCCGGGTTGGAGTCCACAGCCACGAGGCTGAACGCAACGCCAGAGGTGGTCTGTGCCGCATCGAGGGCGTTCAGGACATCCGAGTTACCTACGGACGGGCCACCAACGGTGAAGCTGTAGGAGTCGCCTGCCTCGTAGAGTCCCCACCCGAAAGCGAAGTTGAGGCCGAAAGGCTGGCCGTTGCGCTCCTTGGGGCGGAAGTTGTAGGCCGGATACAGGTAGAGGCTGTAGGCCGTGGAGGAAGCCGGGTTGGTTGAGGAGTAGGTGTAGATATCCGTATTGGTGTGGGCCAGCGTGACCGTGGGGCCGCTGTAGCCGAGGGCAACCACGCCATTGGTAGCCAGCGGGGTAGCCGACCCAATCGCACCATCCAGCGTGACCTTGTACTGAGCCACCGGCTGAACCGTGATGGAGTAAACGTCCAACGCATCGAAGGCACCGCCACCGGAGTTGAAAGCGAATGAGATGCCTGAGGTGGTGTCGGTATAGGTGCTGTTCAGGAACGTGTTGGTAAAGACAGCGGTTCCGCCAATCGAGAGGGTTCCCTTGGCGTGGCTTCCATCGGCAACACCACCAACCGTGATGCTCAGGGTGACGGAGGACGCAACGCTGATCGGCGTAATGCCTCCAGTGATTCCCGAGATTGTGGAGGTAGCGAGCGACCCACCACTTGAAGCGTTGTTGTTGGTCATAAGACCGCTGGAAACGCTGCACTGAGCGGCTACACCGGCAGCAGTACCCGGAGCCGTGAAGGTGATGGCCGATACGTGGGAAGCGGCAGGAGCAGAGCCGGTGAGCGTCAGGACCGGAGTCGTGTCACCAGACGAGGTGACAGCACCCAGGTTCGCGCTCAGGGGGCTAGAGAAGGAAGCGCCACCATCAAGGCTGTACTCCCACTGTGCCTGTCCCTGCTCATTAACGTTCAGGACCTCAGCCACTACAGAGGCGTTGTCGTTGGCCGTGGCAACGGCGTTGAACACGTCTCCAACGTGGAAGGTCCCACCGAGGGGCAGGACTGCGTTGAGAACAACGCCAGTGCTTCCCACTGTGATCGGAGTCGTGGTCAGGGAGACGTTGCTGACGGTCGTTCCGCCGATCACAACGTCTGCCGCTGCCGTTCCGAGACCTCCGGCTGTGGTGATGGTCACACTGCCGGTAGCAGCCGAGCTGCTGAGGAGAATCGTGGTGGAAGCGTCAAAGAAGATTTGGCCGTTACCAGCGTTGGCGTAGTCGGCAGCCCACGGGGTCCCAGGCAGGCCGAAGAGGCTGGTAGCAACGAGGGCAGGAGCATCAGTACGGCTCTTGTGAACCGATCCGATGCTTCCGGCAGTCTTGGCACCAGCAACGACGTAAACCGTTGTGCTGGCATTCGAGAGGATCTGTGCAGCGAGTTCGGCAGCCGGTCCATAGCCCAGGAGTGCGGGAATGGTGGCGCTGTCTACGATGGTCGTAACTGCGTTAGGGACTGCATTGGAGCAGGCACCGATTACAGCAAACACGGAATCCGTGTTGGACGATGTGCTCTGCTGAAGCTGGCCGTTCCTAAAGGAAATATTGGCGTTCGGGAGACTCATTTAGCCCTCTTAAATATAATTGGTCTGATCGAAGTCCGTAAGTGTTGCAATGGCGGACGCCGGACCGGGAACCTCGGTAACGGGGAGGAATACCGAGAATGTTAAGCTTAGCCCCACGCCTCGGGTTTCATTATCCTGTGCTGGGTTAAACTCGTCAATGTAGGCCAGCTCAGAGCCGTAGGTTGTTTCGTGAATAGCGGCAGCAACGTTGTTCATTATCTGTTCTGCGACGCCGTAGCTTGCGATGTAGTCCTGCGTAGGGTCTGAGGTCGGTAACTGAGCGCCCCAGCATCTGGCCTCGATACGCTGCCGTTTCGTCCATAGCTGCCTTGGACTACCAGGAGCACCAGAGCCAAGCTCTGACGGCCCCTCTAGCTCAGCTCTGCCAGGGATGAAGACGACGTAAGGCGCGTCTTTAAGTTCGGCCAGATACTTCTTTCCGAACCGCATACGAGGACAGGGAGCCTGAATGAGGTTTGCGTACTGCCAAGCCATCTCTCCCATGATCTGAGTGATGACGTTGGATATCTGCCCCGGCATCTGAACCGGTGTAACCGAAGACGAAACAACCGGAGAGCTGTTGCCGCTGGCGTTGATGGCGACGACTGAGACAGTCACAGGGATGTTTAGATCCAAGTGCCCAAAGACGAATTCAGCCATCGGCTTAACGCCACCGGCAGGAACCGCGTTGGTGAACGAGGCTATAGGTCCGCTGTTGTCGCTGACCGTGGCCGTGTAGCTCAACAGAGGGCTTGAACCCTCGTCAGTGGGAGGGTTGAACGTAACCCTAACCATGCCGAAGCCAGCCGTGGCCTGAAGCTGCTGAACCGGTGAAGGGACACTCATTTATCTGCCCTTCAGGAATGCAGCTACTGCCGCGTCAATCTCAGCCTTCCAGGACGCTGGTAACTCGTCTTCCGGTACCATCGGTCTGGCAGGCATCTTGGTAGTGCCGTGCTGGATGTAATCGGCGTAGGGAACGTTGTTCCGAACGACGATTGAGTCCTCAGTGGCGCTGACCTCAAAGCCCTTTCGTAGAGCGTCCGTGTCCTCAAGAGGCCTGTCTCCATACTGGTGAGCAGGAGGAGCCCAAGGCGTACCGTCAGGAGCGCTGTGAGTCTGGAAGCCTCGATCAATAAGCTCGGCTACCTTGTCCGCTATCGTCTGACGAATTCCGGCCGGATCGATCCCCGGCAGTTCCGCCTTCAATGAGCCCCTAACCTTGATGCTCATTGCCGTCCCCTAAATGCAGTCCCAAGAGGTCGGTAAACGCTGGGCTCTTGGGCTTGGATTGCTATTGGCAGGGGAGGCGCTATCAACCACGCCTACGAGGGTTGCCCTACGAGCCGAAACGCGATCAAAGAACTTGATCGCATCGTCGTAGCGCATCCTGATAACGGTATCCCTCGGATCACTGGGGTTGAACCCACGGGTAGCCACGATCAGCCATGCGGCGATTTCCGCCGTGCGCTGAGTCAGAGCCCCGTTGATCGTGTTGAAGGGAAGCGTGTACGTGGAAGCTAGATAGGAGTCCGCTACGGACGAAGCGTTGACCAACGCCTCAGTAATCGAGGAATCGGTAACGTTCTCAAGCGCCGCCGCTGGTAGGCCGGTGTTGATAATGTCCTGCTTGGTAGCGTAGACAGTTACGGCCATGAGGATTACTTCTTACCTAGCTGAGCCTGAGCCATCGACTTAACGAGGCTTGTAAGCGTCGCTAGAGTCTCGGTCAGAGTAACGTTCTGGTCCGCCATCAGAGTTTCTCTGCTCTTCGGCAGGCTTTCCTTTGCAGGACTAACAGACTTGACCTTCTTCAGGTCTACAGCGTCATCGGTCGGACCGAGATTAGCGAACGCCAAACGAGCCACGTTCTTGGTCTTCTTGGTAACCGGATCATAGAACTTCTTCTCAGAAGCAGCCTTTAGCTCCTTCATGTCCGATTCAGAAACTACGCGCTCAGTAGACACCTCGATAGGCCAGAGGTAGCCGCACTCAACGATTTCCTTAACGCCAGCATGAGGCTTGGGCGTCACTTGCACTAGATAGTTAGCCATATATGTGTCCCTCGAATAAAGGCAGTTCCGGCTGCCATTGCAGTAGAGGCGAGGCAATCATTGCGACTGCCCCGCCTCCGGTGATTTCACAGATTAGGCAGCACCCGACGAAGCACGCAGGATGTTCTGAGGCAGGGTATATCCGTAGTTTACACGGCCCTGGACACCCCAGAGGAACAGGTGCTTATTGAAGACGTTAGGCGAGGTAGGAGCCACCATCGGAGTAATGTTGAACGGCGTGCGCATACCGATAACGACGGTCGGCAGGGCAGCAGAGTCAGCATCAACGAGGTACCAAGTCGTCTGATCCGTCAGAGTCTGGAGGACGATCACGTCATCCACGGACATCTTCAGGAACGAGTTGGACTCAGGGGCCACGCCGCTTACGCCAAGGCCCGGCTCAGAGATGGCAACCGCGATCATCGAGCTGCGGACCGACTGAACGGCACGGAACTCAAGGGCAGGCGGAACAACGAGCTTCACGCCACTACGACGGTTGGACCACGGCAGCCCGTCCTTACCCGGAACCTGCTTGAACACGCTGATCGCGTAGGCAAGGTTTTCCGTGGTGAGGGGAGTAGATGCTAGGTCGTTGGACCAAGTACCCGTGTTGATGTTTTCAGGGTCAACCGGGTGGCTGGTAGAGCAGATGTAAGCGCCGTCGTAACCAACGGTGCTGTTGGCTGCCGAAAGAGCCTGTCCAACCAGGTAATCCTGGAAGGCGCTGATCTGCATACCAACGTTGGTGAAGATGCCTTCAAGGTAGTTACCTACCTGAGGACCCGCGTCCTCCCACTGGAACTGATCGGCCGCAATGGTCGATTCCCAGGGAAGTGGCACAACGTCCATCGAACGGCCCACAATCGGCTGCTCTTCACGCTCACCAGTCCAAAGCCTCATCAGGTACGGACGATCAACCGCGCCTAGAATCAGCTTGTTGGTTGCGTCCATAGGGATGACCTTGGTGAACGCATCCGAAACCGGCTTGTATGCTGCGAATCCGCTCTGTAGGGCGGTATTCATTACGGGGTACAGCGCGAGAACCTCGCTCGGCTGCACGCCTGAAAAGTCAGGCTGAAATACTGGTGCTGGAAATGCCATAGGTGTTCCTTCAATAGGAGAGCAATAGAAGTGCGCCCCGAGTAATGGGTATTACGAGTTAGACGCCGACGAGGGATGCAGCCTGAACCACTGCTGTGGTGGGCGATCCACCCGAAGTGGAAGCAACGAAGTCCGTAGAGGCCGGAGCCACGAACGAACTAACGAGGCTGTTCAGGATTGAGTTGACCGGCAGAACCACGCTAACGAGGACAAAACCGTCCCCATCCTGATTCACCGATACGACCGTTCCGGCAAGCTTACCGGTGCCGGTACCAGACCCAGGGAGCGGGTTGGTAGAAGCGGTCTTGTTGGCCGTGCGTCCATCAGCCGTGTAGCAAACGTGGCCGATAGAAGCCTGAGTCAGAGCGTTTCCGCTCGTACCGTTGGCCATCTTGAAGACGCCGTTGGTCACGTCTGCCGAGTCGGTTCCGTCAACAGCCGGGGAAACAACCGGACCGTAGCCGGTTCCGCCCGAAGCGTTTGCACCGGCATCAAAACGACCGAGGGCAAAGGCAATGTTGGCATTGTTGGCCGAGGAGAATGGGAGAGCGTATCCAGCGCCACCGCCGTAGGAAGCATTGCTGATGCCGACCAGGACGTTGGTTGCGAACGTCTGCGACGCTGCAAGCTGAACATTGATACGGCCAGAAACGGTTTCCTGACCTGCCTTGAGGAGAATAGACGGAGCTGCCATTGATTGATCCTTTGCCGGGTTACCGCATTAGTGGGGCGGGTTACCTAGTCATTGCTGCCAGGGTTACCGGACTAACAATATGGTTAAATGGTACACGAAAAGAGGCGAATGGGGAATCCGCCGAATGCTTACACTGGGTATTACTTCAGGAGGCCGAGTTCCTTGTAGGTCTCATAGCGGGACAGGTTGTCTGCCCATTCCTTGGCTACCTTCTCAGCATCGATATTGGACGCCTTGCAGACCTTCACCAGGTGCGCCTCAGCGTCAGCCGGGGTGTTGAGGGCCTTATGGTCCTTCTTCCACTCGGTAGCAGAGGGAGCCTTGGCCTTTTCAAGCGGCATACCTTCAAAGCTGAACTTCGAGGTAATGCGGCCAGCGGGCTGGGCTACGGTAGCGGTGGGGAGGGCCTTGGCCGTCTGGACGTAGCCAGTCACGTACTCAGGGGTAACCTCACCCTTGTCCAACTTGGCCTTGAATTCCTTGGCCTCAGCCGGGGTAACGGTCTTGCCAATGGCAGCGTCTAGCGCTCCCTTGCAAGCTTCAATTGCGTTCTTCATCTTTGCTTCCTCCGACTCGTCGTCGTCGTCGTTATCGTCGCTCTCATCCTCTTTCTCGTCCTTGGCCTTTGCCTTGGTGGAAAGAGCGCCAGTTAGATCCTTCAGGGCCTTCATGTGCTCGGAATGCATGTCCTTGGTTTCGGCGTGCATGTCCTTGCTCTCATCCAGGTGGTCATGGAGAGCCTTGGCATGCTCTTCAAGGGACATACCGCCCTTGTCCGATGCCAGTTCCGTAGTTTCCTTTGCCATTTGCGATTCCTTATTGGCCACAGAGGGGGCCTGTTGTTCATGTTCAATAGTGTTGTGCGCGCAATGGCACACTTTACATTGCACTAATGGAGTCAATCCGTCCAGTCTGGGAAGATTGGTTAGGCCAAGACTTCTCAAATGGAGGACGCGGCCTTCTTCCGATACTTCAAAGACGGGGCTAAACAGCCGGTACTTACCCTCGCTGATATAGGTCTTGGCCGGGTCAAGCCAACGGACATTCACTGCCCATAGGCCGTCCTCGCGGTCTTCCAGGTCAAACCAGCCTTGGGCCGGGGCTCCCTGAGTGCTGACCGTATCGGCCGGAGCCTCAGAGGCATGCTCAAAGTCGATATGGAGAGGGGTAGCGTGCTCCTTCCATATCCCCATCACGGACTTGGAAGCCTCACCGTCGTAGATGAAGTTCTTGCCGTCTATGGTGGTGTTGTCCCCTCTCTTGAAGATCCGAAACTCGGTAGGAGGCGGGTCCCCTAGCGTAGGGGTTATGGGGGCATGGTTACCGAGCATTAGGCGATTGCGTGCGCCCGGACCTTGAGGTTGGCGGTGCCGGTGAAGACGATGTTGGTAGAGGTCGCGCTACCCTGAACGATGGAGTAGCCACCGGAGATGATCCCGGCGTTGGTCGTGTCTACGGCCTCAAGCCAGATGACGGACGGAATCACACCCAGGCCGTGAGCGATATTCTGCGCAGAGCCAGTGCAGGTCACGTCAGAGGGGGAGTCGTAGCGCTTCTGCTTGGCTGCCGTGATCTTCCCGGCTCCAACGGTCAGGACGCCACCGCTGGTCATGGTGGCGTCACCGGACACGGCAGCGTGGTTCGGAGCCCCACCGTTGTTGCCGATGATGAGCTGGCCATCACCGAGGGCGAACAGTTCAACGACGGAGCTTGCAACCACGGTGATGTCAGGGATTGCCGAGACCGTCACTGTGGAGCCGTCCTCCGAGATTGCCGTAGCGAGGCCAACCAGGAGTCCGTGAGACGTGCCAGAGGGGTTGGTGGGGTTGTTGGTGCTAGTCAGGTTGGCCGTGAGACCATCGGCCGTGAAGACCGGAGCGTAGAGGTTCACCTGAGCGAAGGCGTTATCAGAGGTGCCGTTGGCCAGCGTGAATGAACCGCTGAGGATCGTGGCGTACTGGTCAGCGCCAGACGTGAAGACAGAGGATCCAGCGTCTGGACCTAGCTTGCCGACTACGGGACCGCTGAGGGTTCCACCAAGAGTGGTGGCGTTGATCGGGTAGATCAGACCATCGGCCGAATCCACGGCTACGAGCTGGGCCGGATCAAAGACAGTGGCCGGAGCCAGAGGCTGGGCTAGACGAGTAGCAACGGGCGAATAGCCGGGGTTATTCAGGTTGAGAACTGCGCTCATTGTGCATCCTTCATGTTCTTAAGAGGGACACCGAACTCCATTAGGATTGCTTCGGCATCGATGTTGGGATTATCGAAAGTCTGTAGCGCCTGAGATAGCTTCAAGAGGCTGTCGGCCTTCGCGCTCAGGTCGGTCGGCGGGGCTACCTCGTATTCCATCAGAGGGGCCAGCTCGGGATCGCCGTAGTTAAGGGCAGCAAACGGCTTCAGGAGCTGGTCACGCCAGATAGAGGCGTCTTGCACGGCGTCAGAGGTTCTGAGGTCTAGCCTGACCTGATCGTGAACGCTCGCCTGTGCCTTGCTGCCTCCACCCTTGGCCCCGGTATCGCTGGTCAGGGTCTGACCGAGGATATCGATGGCCATCTCAGCCTTCATGGTGGACAGGGTTTCAATGAAGACCTGCCAGCCACTGGAACTTTCGATGGACTCCCACTCCAGATCCCACGAGGCCTCAGGAGTGTCCCCCTGTGGCAGGGTCACTACCGGTGAGGCATCCACCTGGAGCTGAGACTGGATGTTGGCTACGTCGGCTTCATCGAACGTAGAAGGCTGCTTTAGCTTCAGGATCGCGAGGGCGTAGCGCTGTTGGTACTTGCCGAGTCCCTGTAGAGCCTGTTGCCTTGCGATGAACCGTAGAGCCAGCGAACGAATGAGGCCCGTGTATTGCGGGTCCTTGATCGTGTTGAGAGCCCAGATCCAGTTACGGTCACCTGAGACAGGCTCAACCGTTCCATTGCTGGTAATGACCTGCCAACGGCCGAAGTTCCGGTGTTGGCCGTCCCAGTACCAGAAGATCCAAGTGGGCTCCCAGCAGTTCACTTCGGGAACCATCTTCTTGTCTTTAGATGTGGTCCAAATGGCCTGAGCCAGTGAGGCACCCATCAAGAGCCGGGTCCTCATAAAGCGTTCCTGCTCTTCGCAGGTCAGCCATTCGCGCCAATGGGCCGTAACGTACTCGGCACATTCCTTGGCTTCCTCGGAATCGTCGGCAGGCTTGAACACGACTGGCAGACCAGTCAGAGCCTTGCACCGAACATCGAGGGGGCCTCGAATAGCCGGATCGGTCAACAGGGCCTGCATGAGCAGACCGGAAGACCGGAAGTTCCCGATATCGTGGGCCTCTAGGGCTGCCAGGACTTGAGCGGGCTGGCTCCACTTACCGATACCAAGGGTCGGAAGCTCAACCTGTACCTTGGTCGAGGTCGTTCCGATGTTGGCCAGCGGATCGTTCTCAGGAAGCTCAGGTAGCAGCCCCTCAGGAATGGGAGGCGCAAGCTTCTGAATGTCCGTGTCTATCTTGGCAGCGATAGTCTCAGTGCCAAAGACTTTCCCCCAAAAGCCCATCTATTAGACTCCGGGGTTGGAGTCGTTCATCTGTCCGTCAGCGATGATCGAGCCAGTGAAGGTAGGGCTAGAGCCACCGGACATGGAAACGGTCACAGCGAGGTTGCCGGAGTTGCCATGGACAACGACGCTTGCAGACTGCCCAGTAACGGTGGGCAGAGCGATAGAACCGACGATTACGTCAGTGTCAGGGCCAGTGCCTGCGGCATTGCCGGACACACCCTTCTTCTGCCAGATGTAGAGGGTGCCGCTCGTAGGAGCAGAGGGCGTAGTCCATCCCTGCTTTAGGGAGACAACGTACCACTCAGAAACGAGGTTATCGGCAACGTAGGACGACGGGGCACCACTCTGAGAGGCCTGAGCCGTGAATGTAGCAACATTGAATACCATTTAGAGATTCCAGGACCCGAGTCGGGGCATACTCACCATACTCGGACGGCTTGTTGTGGTTGCCAAAAGGTCGAAAGCAGACGCGGCAGCATCTACCATGTCATCATGTCTATCTTTGCCGCTTCCAGTGAATGAGTATAACTCATCCAGGAAATCATTCAACCAAGGGGCGGAGGTCGGAAGGAATACCTTCTCTCTGGCCCATGCAGCCGAAAGAGGTAGGGCTCTAATTCCCTTATCACCGGCCTGGTTGGCGGACTTGATGGAGAGGTTAACCCCCAGAGTCTTGATGAACTGGCCGTGGCCTATTTCCGAGGTGGCTGCATACCAAGCCATCGGGGCTTTGGGACGGTGGGTCTGGACGCCTAGAAGCTTCTTGCCGAAGTCTGGGGCAGAGCACTGATACCGCTGAACATCGATGATGTAGTAGCGGTCCTCGTCTCTGGCCATGACCACGTAAGCGCTGTAGTCGGCCGACTGCTTAGAACTCGTAGCGCAATCGACCCCAACCGCCACCTTGTACGTGGAGGGCAAGTCTCGATAGGTATTGAGGCCTTCAAACATCCTCATGCCACGAGGACGGGGAATACCGAGGTATTCAGACTCCCAACGGAAGGGGCCAACCTCGTCTCTCTGGCCGTGTAGGAAGTCCAGAGACTTCAGGCTTGGCCAAAGGGACGTTCCGTCTTCCTTGATAGCCGGGTAGTTGACCCACTTGGCCCAACCTTCCTTTTCGAGCTGGGCTATCAGGTCATCCCCGGTCCATCGGTGGTGAATGACGTAGCGAGAGGTGGACTCATGGATACGGCCCACACCGGTAGAGAACCACTTGTCCTCTACCCGCTGTCTCTCGGCAGCGCTCTCAGCGTGGGGACGGTCCTCGTAGGGGTCGTCAAACACCAGGATGCCGGTGATCGGGTCACCTTCCAGACGGCCACCAATGGACGTGAAGATGATGGAGGAGCCGTTGGCTAGCCGGATCTGCTCAAGGTTGCCCTTGGGCTCCAGGCCTGCCGCTCTGGCTATCTCTACGGTCTCGGCTGCCTTCTTGCGGGTCAGCGTAGAGCCGTAGGTGACGTAGGCACTGGAGGACCGAGGACGCCTCCATGCGTGCCAGACAAGGCCGTGCTGGATGGCTGTGGTCTTGCCGAACTGTGGAGGGGTAGAGAACAGGCCTCGTTGAGGGCCATCAATCGTTCTCTGTAGGCTCTCCAGGAGTTCCGGCAGATGGTCCGGGACCCTCAGGTGCGGGGATGCCCACGGGATGAAGTCCCTCAGGTTCCGGTAGGCCAGTTCCCGGTTCGCTTGCTGAACTAGGTGCTGTATCGGTATTTGCCGGAGCGATTCCAGCGATAGCGCGGAGTTGTTCATCAGTTAGGAACCCCAATTGAATTGGGCCACCTTCAGGCCCTGAATGTTCAATGGTGTCCTTGGCCTTGCCGTAGCCACGATCCATTACGATTTCAGCAGCTCTGATACGGGTCCCAGGTGAAACACGCTTGTCCCGCGCTACTGCCTTAACGACATCCAGCATGTCCGGGGCATCGGCCTGAGCGGCTTCCTTGAACTCTTTCGAGGTCAGGAGCCTGCCCTTTACGCCTGTTGGATTCCCTGACTGCCCCTTCTTCCAAGGTGGACGAAGCGCGGCACGCTGCTTCTCAGTCATAACCCTCTTGGGCTTTGGCGGAACCGTTGAGGCATCCGCCTTGGTGTTGTCGTCAGGCATTGGATACCTCAGGTGAAAGGAGGGACTATTGGCTTCGCCAACTTTGACGACTTAGGGTTACGTCTGACCAGTCCCCCGGATGGCCTATGAAACACAATAAAAGTACACGCTCAGTATGGGTAGCGCTGTAAGTCCCTGATCTTGCGAGGGACGCGACTTGACATACGGATCATTATCGGAAGTCGGAGCGAATGCCAGTCTAACAAATGATATAGGCACTCCCTCATTCTGTCAAAACACAGATTCTAACCGTTAGGGAATAGATGGTATCGGTAATGGAGGGCCTGCCGATGGGCTCCAGGTGCCAAATAGGGAGTAGCAGGGGCTTTATCGTCTCTGTGACCCATGCTTCCATATCCTCCGGTGGCTGCCAGAAGGCGAGGTTGGCCCTGAACCTGAGCGTCAGGCCGTAACGCTTGGATTGCCTGAACACCACGGCCCATGCCGCGTTTCCCTGCCATTGGCCGGTCATGGTGACGACCTCAGGCGTGGTTGTCAGGAGTGCTAGGCCCTCTTCTGGGGTCAGCCGTCCAACCTTCCTGTCCTGAGTGATTCTGATGTCTCCCATGACCTAACCGAGCTGCGGCGCAATCTCAGGCCACGCTTCCTTGAGGAGAGCCACGGGGATGGATGCACCCTTACGGCCCTTCTGGCTATCGAGCTGCACCCCTCTACTGGCCAGTTCCTTACGGATCGTTCGGGGATCTGAGTGGAGCCGGGAAGCCAAGGCCCTGAGGGACAGGGAGAGCGGCGGTGCTTTCACGGTAACTGAGGCTCCGTAAACACTGAGGGCATCGGCCAGCATACGCTCTGAATCCTCACGGATGGAATCAACGAGAGAGGCATAAGAGGCTCTGGTTAAAGCCGTTTTGGCGTGACGAGCTGAATAGGCCAATGAGGTCAACCAAGCCTCCATGTGGGCTGGGGGCTGACTGGGCTGTTCTTTTTGGAAGGTCTGGAGGGTCTTGGGAGAGAAAAGAGAGACGTAAGGGTAGTCCCCGAACGCCATTATATCGCCCCTGGTAGCTCTGGTCTTGAACGCCAGGGATAGAACGGTAGCCTGGTCGGTAGTTAGGCGCTCCAGGCGTCCTTTCAGGAGCCGTAGCCTTTGGGCCGCTGCCATCGCTCTGGGACTGATGGAGTAACGGGTAGCAATGGAATTGACAACGGAGCCTCTGACCAGTGCGTCCTCTACTCTCCCTTGCGCCGACCCATAGCCCATCTCTCCTTTGTACTCCTCGTCAAAGTACCAACGGAGGTCGTCTATCGTTCGGGAGTCTATGTGTATGGCCATAAAGAGAGTGTCCTTTCTGATTAGCTATATACGTCCGGAGGAAGAAAATGAGCACCTACGGACGTAAGAGCAAGGCAAAGCGCGTTATCAAGGGCAACATGAACAAGACATCAAGGACAACGAAGGCCAAGACGAAGAGGAAGACGGTAGCAAAGCCGAAGGAGGCCAAGCCGAGCCGCTTGAAGAAGGCTTGGAACTACCTGAGTGAGGGCGTAAAGCTAGCCTCCTACCTCAATGGAGCGTTCCATCTGGTGAGGTTCTTTGCTGGCCTCCCGTAAACAATGCTTAGCCGTTCCGGCACGTAGCGCGGAGCGCTTAGTCGTTCTCTGACAGCACTAGATTCAGGCAACAGTCGTAGCAAAGAGGGGTAGTGTTTCCGTAGGCAATGGAAGCATTGGCCGCATGGCACTGCCTGCAATGTCCGAGGAGGTCTCCCGAGACTTTGGCGAATTCGTTTAACTCGGCTCTCTTGGCTTCTCTGGCTACAGCCTTCCTCGCTAGGGCCTTCTCTTCCTTTCTACGGCTTTGCATGGGCATTCCCCTCCCTTGGCTAAGCGCTCCGCGCTACATGCCGGAACGGCTATCAGTTTGTCTCTGAGGTCTTGTATGGCCTTGTCTGTGTTGGCTAGCTCGAATAGCAGAGTCTGTTTATCGGCTTCGATTCTATCAACCTTTAGGTGAAGCTTGTACTTGGTGAGGTCGAGGGCTCCCAGGACTTCCAAGTCACTGACCAACGGGGCTTCTTGCGCTTGGGCAGCGATCTTAAGATCGGCTTGGATGGGTGCAATGGCGTGGTTGGCTCTGGTATCCATAGGCTCTGTTCCTTTTGCTGGTCTCTCGTATTGGGCCTTTAGCTTGGCCTGCTCTTCAGGGCTCATGTCCTTGAAGGATCTGACTGGAGGCTTGGCCATCTCTGCCGCTATCGGCTTGGCCTTAAGCCGCGCCTCGAATGACTGAAACTTCTCCTGAATCGTCTCTGGCTTGTCTGGGTTCATTCCTTGCCTCGTTCGCCAGCGTGCTACGCGAGCTGCTTCACTGGCTTTGGACTTTTGCCCCATCTTCCGTCTCTGCCACCTCAGAGGTCTGAGGCTTGGGGAGGTTCGCTCTCACGTACTCAAAGGTGTTCTTGACCGTCTCCTCAACCATCTCCTGAGGAGTTCCCGACCTGACCGAAACGTCTACGAGCATCCCTGTCATTAAGGTCAAAACATCGGCATAGGAGGCCCGTTCACGTTCAAAGAGCCTGACCATCCTCCGATGTAGATAACGGTAGCGCTGTTGGTTGGTGAAATCCTTCGGGTCTGTAACCTGCGTCTCTGCGTTCATTAGGCTTTCCCCTGCGATGCGTTGCGCTTGGGCGGATAGAGCATGTTGTTACCGCGTCTGGTGTAACCTCGGGCCAGCAATAGGGCGTCCACGTCCTCCCGGATGCCAAGGCGTTGGATGACCACGTGGATGCCCGGCAGGCTGCGCATACCAAGGGCGTAAGCGGCGTCCTTGAGAGTGTCGGTGCTGGCAATGGCCTTGAATACCTTCTCACGGGTGTGCTTGATGGGAGGTGACTGCTTCTCTTTGATGGGCGGGAGGCCAGCGTCCCTGAAGGCACGGTCAAGGCGGTGGTTGGAGGTCTGGAGGGCACTGACGATATCCACTTTCTTAACGCCGTTGTCGTGGAGGATCTTGGCTTGGGTCATCAGGTTCTGACGCTCGCTAACCCTGTCATCTCTGGAATCGAGGTCCATAGCCTTACGGATGGCCGTGACTGCCTGACGGGTGACACCGAAGTCTCTGGCAATCGCGCTGTCTGACCTCTCCCCAATCCCTGCGGCCAAGTAGCGCTCTACCGTGTCCGAGCTGAGGACAGCCGTCGAATGGCAGACGGTTGCCATGCTGACCCCGTAGTCCTCTACGAGCTGCTCCCTGGTGCGGATGCCCTGATTGTAGAGTGTCCGCATGATCTTCACTTCGTCTTGAGTCAGTTTCTTCTGTCCAGGCATGTAGTCCCTCCTGTTGATTGGGTTCTGGAGGGCCTGTTCATCCATCCAATGGTTACGCTCTTCATCGGTGGATTGCTCCCACATATCCGGGTCTATCTGATCGGTATGCATGGGGGGCCTCCAGTAAAGGTGCCCCTCTACGCCGCGACCAATGCCCTTGTCAGCGACGACGGAAGGGGGCGATCAGCAAAACGTAGAGGGGCAGAATATGTGGAGCAATAGGCCCGTCGTCGCAGTTACAAGAATACGCCTCCACGATCATATGGTCAACCGCCTAACGTCCTAAACGACGGAATGGAGAGGGGAGAGAGGCGGTTTGCCTGAACGGAACCCCCAAAAAGGATTTCTCTGGGCGTCCCAAGGAATTTCTTTTGCCAAAGTCCTAAACGGCACAATGACCCTCTCTCTAAACATCTAAAACGGGTCTTCGGGTGGGTGACAGCGGTCTATAGGCAGGGAGAGAGTCTGTAAAATCGACCCTCTCCGGTTCCTCTCCCGACCCTCTCCACCTGGTGGGATACAATCGGACCGGATAAATAGTGTTCACACTGTATTACTACAGCGAAAATTGTATCCCAGCCTCGGTCAGGGAATCTGGCACGGTTAGGACCGGTATAGGCGGTTTAAGGGGCAAGGATCAAGCACTACCTGCGAGCATCCTAAACGAGCCTCTAAACATGAGTCTGAAAACACCAACGCCCCTCCAGGAGACTGAAGGGGCGGAGGCGGACCAGTTGTCTGTTTATCACCAGGACGGTGAAAGGAGTAGAAGGCTCCGACAGAAAGAATAGGCTGTTATGTACGTTCGGTCAAGTATTCGCGCTACCAGCTTGACGGTATAACGAGTGGCCTGTAAATTGGAGGAGTCGTCGCTTTGATGACCGGGAATAGAAGACCCGAGACCTAGTTTACGTAAGCCGGAATCATCTGCGTTTACTACACCTCGTCTGAATCTTTATGCGCTGAAGCGCTGGAGATTCTACATATGGCATCATTAGAGGAACTAAAAGCACAGCTCGAAAAGGCCGAACTACGAGAGAAAGCCCTCAAGGAAGTCTCAAAGCAGTTGCTGGTTAAGATGTTCGTCCTGAACAAGGCCAGTGGCTCCCAAAAGATCGTAGTCAAGACTGAGACAGGAGGCCTGACCGAGCTGACCTCCCAAGAGCAGGCCACCTTTATCCAGAGCCTCGCGTCACCCCTCCTATCTGGTGAGAAGCTTTCGCCTCAGGAAACAGCCTCGCTGACAACGGAGTGGAAGAAGAGCGCTGAGGTCCTGAGTGCCGCTGAGGGGAAGAAGAAGGGGGCCAGAGAGTTCCTTAAGGACTGGTTGGAAGAGCACGACTACCACTACGTCCCTGAGCGAACGAGGACAGAGACAAGGGCCTCACCAGTCACGGTCATCAATGACGGTAACCTCCTGCGGCTATTGCGCCTGGATGCCGCTGACGCTGGCGTGAATACGGACCGGATTGGGGATGCCTTCGAGATTTGGAAGTCCGAGACCTTGGCCAAGCATAAGGACTCGGTAGTGGCGAAGACCAACTACGATCCCAAGGTGAACCCCAAGATCCAGGACCAGTTCATCAACATGGTCCATGCTCCGAATGAGCAGAGCGCCGTTGATGCCAAGGTAGTGGCCCACACGATCTGGCAGATAAAGCGAAAAATG